CGCTATGAGAATTCGTAAGAAAAGAACTAAGAAACAATTAAGAGCTTCTGCTAACGAATCTTATGGAAAATGGGGAAGCAAAGCTAAGAAGTCTGGCAAAATCAATAAATAGTCATGATCAAAAAAATTATTAAGAAATTTAAAAATTTCTTTAAAAAAGATTCTAAAGCAAACTGTGACCATTCAAATGGTATTTCTAAAAAAGTTAAATACTGTGGAGATTGTCTAATTGTTATAGACGAGAACAATGGCTAAAGATTGGATTCAAAAAGCTGTTAAGAAACCAGGGGCTTTAAGAAAATCATTAGGCATTAAAAAAGGCAAAAAGATTCCAGCGGCTAAATTAAACGCTGCTGCTAAAAAGGGTGGTAAGTTAGGACAACGTGCAAGACTTGCTAAAACCTTTAAAAAAATGAGAGGATAAGCACGCTATGAAATATGAGACAGGCACTATTAACAGCATTAGAAAAAAGATATAAAGCTAA